CACTGATTGAGGTATTTATAATCGCTATCATCTACGATTGCCTGCCTGCCTTTTGTAAGTTCTATTATCTTCATTTCTGCACCCAAAAATATGAAGGGCATCGGTCGCCCTCTGACGTTACAAACCAAGTCTTAATGTCGTGAGCTTTTGTCCAAGCGTCTACGACATAATCAACGTCTGTCCGCTCATAGCCTACGTTGTTATGCGTGTAGTCGTGTCCCATAATAAGTCCACCGACTTTGACCTTTTTACTCCACTCACTAATATCGTTAGCACAGTTTATAAAGTTGTGATTTCCATCTATATATACAAAATCCAAAGATTCGTCTTCAAACTCACGAACAGCATCCATTGAGTAGGCTTTGATGATTTTACACCTACCCTCAAGGCGTTCTCTGGCTCGTTTTTCGTACTCGGTGATATGGTCGCCCATATTCTCTCGGTAGCCTTCGTAGGGTTCCCAGCAATCAACTACGGTAAGGTCTAAATCTGGGATTTTTCTTAAAAGACAATCAGCGAACCTACCTTGTTCGGTTCCGATCTCCACACCGACTTTAAGCCCCATTTCAGCCATTAAGCATGGCAAGGCTTTCCATCTTGAAACCTTTATGAAGTGAGGACTTTCGCCTTTACACTTAAATTTATCTAATAAAAACTTCTCTCTATCCAAGGTAGTCCTCCCAATCCTCAGGCCAATTCGGGATTGGCATAAACTGAGGTATCTTCTTTAGGTAAACATCTCGGTGTTCATTAACAAAAAAGTTGTACGAGTAAGCTATTGAGTCTTTTACTTCCGCCCAGTTAAGGTCGTACATTCTTCCGTGCTTCTTCCCTTTGTGTAAATGACAGTAAAAAGTATTCTTATTGGTCATCACCTTTCCACCATCAGCCCAAACCTTACAAACGATTTCTTCGCTTTCTTGAGCAAATCCGCCATATCCATCGGTCTGCATTAGCCCAAGTTTGTTGTAGTAGTCTTTAGTTAAAAAGTAGCAAGAACCTTGAAAAGCCATTGTTTCGTCGATAGGAATGTCAATTCGTTCTTTTGTTCGTTCTTCCCATCTGAAAGACTTTAGTTGTCCTTTTTTCCACGCTTGCCACATCGGGTATTCGTAATCTACTGGCGGTCTGTCGTCTTCTTCTACTTTCCAATTTTCAGCGTCTAGCCTTAGTCTGCGTGGTATTTGAACCCAGTTAGGTTGGTGGTCTCTTATCAAAATTTCGTCAAACCCTTCACCTACGATACAGTGAGCATCTAGGGTCATTACATATTCACCCTTACATTGAGCTACTGCCATATTGATTAAATGTCTTTTCTGATTGCCAGTAGACGGTTCGGTGTTGATGTAGATAACTCTAGGGTCGTTTATTCTATCTTCTAAAGGTTCAGGGTAGCCATCGGTACAAGCGTAGATTTCTATCTCGCCTGTGGCTTTTTCTAAAACTTCTTCTATTGTTCTTTTAAAGTATTTTTCAGTTTTACCTGGAATTATTACAGTAAGCATTACTCCTCCTAACTAACTCGTTTGTTATTGTCGGGTCATATCCTAAACTCTCAGCCCAAGCACACCACGCTGGCACGTCTTTGACCAAGCATTTTGAGGAATTAAACCCTCTGTTATCGTATATAAATGTCCACCATAAATTGAATCTTGGGTCATCTCCGTAAACTGCATCTCTTATGGTGTAATAGTCTACCCCAGCGAGTTCGCAAGCGTCGTAGAGTTCTTGGCATTGCATCACCTTAAAGGCAATCGCTCTGTTTTCGCTTAACTTAATGATTTCGGCTTCTAAGTTGGTGACTTGTCTTATCGTGATGTTGGCGTTATAGACTTTCGTGTAAAGTTCAATAACTTTTCTGCGATTTTCAGGTTTACCGCCTAGTATCATAAATCTAGTTTGAGATTCGTTTAAAAGTGGATGAGATGGCGTTTCACCTAAGTACTCAGGTTGGAAAACTATATTCTTTCCCATTGCTTCCCATCTGTCGCAGTCACCAGGGTTTACTGTTGACCTGATTATAAGTAGATCTTCTTGGGCTGTTTTGACCACTTCTTCTACAATCGAAGTGTCTAGTTTGCCGTCCTTTAATGGTGTAGGGACACAGACAAACGCCACGTCTGCTTTTTCCTCACATATCAGCCCTTGTGCTGGGTCGTGAATCATGGCATCAGGGAACAGTTCTCTAACTGCTCTCCCGACCCATCCCATACCATAGATTTTAACCATGAATCCTCCTAGCTTACTGTTATTGTCTTTTCTGTTAGATTTCCGCCAACCCATGTGTAATCAGTAGTGACTACCTTGTCTGCAAACATTTCGACCTTCTTGGTAAGGGTTCCCAACACCCATGTGTATTCTGTATTTGTTGGTTTTATCTCTGCTGTTGGAACTTCTCCGCTTTCAGTCAGCGTGACTGGGATAGCTGTACCAGCTGAGTTGACATAAGATACGATCCCACCGCCACCTCCACCACGACTGACAGGTTTGTCTATTAGTTTCTTTAAAAGCTCGTTTGACTTCTTTACAAGTTCCTCGACAGCCTTGTTGTCTGTTTTGTATTCCGGTATTACGATCTTATTAATAGCCGATACAACAGTAGCTATGTCCTTCTGAAGAGGTTTTAAATCAGGCGCTTCTACGTTTATCTTGGTTTCAGGTACATTTACTATAGGAGCCTCGGATATTAGTTTTTGATCCTTTACGAAATCTCCAACAGCATCAATGGCTTCTTTCAGTGCCTTAAACTGTTCAGAATAATCTATCTGCTTGTCCGGTTCAGGTATTTCGATGTTTTCCTTGGGGATGTTTTTAACCTCATCTAGGATGGATGTCATAACCTTGGTCACTTCGGTCAAGTCAGTATTTTTAAGCCCCTTCATCGTCTTATCGAGAGCTTGGATATGAGGGATAACAGCCAGAGAGTCAGGAGTATTTATGGATTCTAATTGGTTTATGACCTCTGTTTGGGTAGTATGACCCTCTAAATAGCGAATAAGCGAAGTAGTAGCACCAAGGATCGTGTCCGAAACAATTTTCTGAGACTTGATTGTCTTGGCATGTCTCTCTTCGGCTATAATCTTTGCGTCTTTATCTTCGTATATTTGTTTTAATTCTTCTAATCCCATATTAGTTTTTCCCTTAGCTTAATTATTGTATTGCCTGTCGTTATATTAGCTGTTATAGTTGTATTATGAATAAACGAAACAGTAAGGGTCAATTCATAAAAGGCGGTAAGCCTCATAATTATATTGGTACAACACGAATATGTGTTGTATGTGGATCGTCGTTTAAGTTAAAAGGTACAGATCGTAGGGTTAATGGTAAATACTGTTCATATTCCTGTTATTGGTCTACTAAGAAAGGTAAAAGTTTTTTTAGTAAAGGTCTGTCTGGTACTAGCAACGGAATGTGGAAGGGTGGATTACCGGAGTGTACTAGGTGCGGGTCTACCTTATCTAGTTACAAGCCCAGAACATCACTATGCATGAAGTGCCGACACGATAATTCTACGTATAAGAATGGTGGTCAGTATAAAACTTGGGCTAGGTTGGTCAAGGAACGTGACAACTTTACATGTCAGTTATGTGGAAAATCTGGTTGTTGGCTAGAGTCAGACCATGTCAAGTCTTGGGCAGTTTATCCTGAACTTAGATTTGACCTAGCCAACGGGCGCACCCTTTGCAGGGATTGTCACCAGAAAACAGATAACTATGCTGGTAGAGTTTTTTTTAATTAACTCCAGTAACTGTGGCCCCTGGGGTAATCGCACGCCAAAGACACACGTACTGTATATTTCCCGATGAGATGTTTGCAGTCGCAACGGTCTCGATTACATTCTGGTTTACGATTTTCTCCGTCAGTACGCTCGATAACTCAATCGAAGCGTCAGGCGTAGCATCGTGCCAGAGTTCATTTGCCTTAATGTCAGTACCCGTAGTCAGTGCGATAAGAGCAGCAGTTGATAGGGCTGTGCCTATCTGTACCGTTCCTCCTGCACCAGCTAAGTCTACTGTACATCGACCAAACAATTTCATAGCCACTGTACCAGTTACCGTAAATAAAGTTAATGGATTTCCCGTTCCATCAAAGTCACCACGAGCATTTGCTGTACCGCCAATGAAAGCGGATGGTGTTGCTGTTGCTTGTTGATAAGTTTCACTAGTTTCTGTATACATAGTTACTCCTTACATCAATGTCGTTAAATATGATACCCATGTATTAGCAGCAGTACAAACACTTGTGATTTCCATGTGTTTACCAGTCGTAACAGCAGCAGTACCACCTACTAGGGTATGACCGTCAGCAGGTGTAATAGTTACAGTCTGGTTACCGTAGTTGTAATATAGCCATCTAAAAGTTGAACCAATGGCCACATCAGTGACCCCAGCTGACATTAATGCTCCTGTTGGGACTGTTAATGTTCCAGCACCAGTCTTTGAGTTATGAGTAACTATGCCTCGCAAAAGTTCAGCAATTGTTGGAGTACCATTTTGAGCATCTATAACTACAATAGTATTTTGGTTTACTGGGTTTAATGTTCTCGTTGGCCCAGTTACGGTTATTCCACCACTCGATACTACTGCACCTGAAAAGGTGTTAGTACCTGAAAAGGTGTTGTTTCCTGTAAGGGTGTTGTCATTTTGTCTTATGAATTTTGGCATTTTGTTCTCTACTTTCTTTTGATTAAGACCTTTGCGTTCTCTTTATTTCAGCATTTGCTTATTAGACGTTTGCCTATAAAGTCAGTGATTGCTTAGGTAGATTTCAATTTAATTTATTAAGATTCGATTGTTACTGCACCAGATACTGCACTGATTAGCCATCCATCTGAACCATCAGCTACTAAGGTAACGTAGCTACCTATTGGTTGATTGGTAAAGATTAAATCCTTGTTTTCGCTAGTTGCAAGGTCTACACCTGAGATTCGGTCGTTTGCGTCTGGACTAATAGTTAGAACTTGTGGATTTGCACCAACTCGGAAAGTTAAAACTGTTCCAACGTCGGTAGCGTGTAACGTAACAACAGGAGTTGCATGGGTGAAGTTTAGAACTTTACCATTGTCATTTATATCAGTTGTTAACGTAGCAGCTGTTATTGTTTCTACTGTTTGGTATCCAAATCCTGATAAGTTGATACCCGTTGCGTCAATTGCCATTATTTACCTTCTTTCTTCGCCTTTAGTTCTACCTCTGGTTCTACAACTAGTGGTTCGACTATTGGCTCTTCTATAGCTTTTGCCTTGGCTACTTTCGCAGCTTCGGCATCAGCTTTGGCCTTCTTGCGGGCTTGTTCTTCGTTGTTAGCTTTGATTCTTTCTAGGGTGATGCGATTTGCATCATCTTCGACTTCTTGTAACCAAGGTGATTTTGCCATGAGATTTCCTTTTCTTTAGTTGTTAATTACTATGCAGTGTGGTGAAGACCAACACAGTTGATTCTATTGCTGTCTACAAAGGCATCGTATCTAATTCTGAATTCGATTAGGTAGCCATTGATACCAGGTGCGTTTGTGTGAACCTTGAACTCTTTTAGTTTTTCAGGAGCGCACATTACGCTTGGGTGAGTGATGATAAGATCGGTGTTTGCAGGCATTCTACCTGAAGGGCAGATAACGACTGAACAACCGTCTACTTGACCTAGGTCACCGGAATTTAACTTAGCTTGACCTGAATCACTATCAAGTACAAATCCGCCTTGTTTAAGGAAGTTGTAGTAAGCTGCGGTCATAACAGCGACACGGCCAGATTCTGGTGCTTCGTGGTCTGTTATGTCAGCGTTGATAGCTGTGAAGTTAGTGTAAGCGTTTGAAGCAGTAGTAGCAGCGTCAGCAACGATGTCGTCACGGTTAGCTACCATACCAGCTGTGTTCAAAGCTGCTAATCTGTAGGTGTCAATTTCAGGAATTAATACGTTCTTTGTAGCTTGTGCTAGGAATTTAGCAGGCTTGCGAATTTCCATAGTGTCCTGATAGTTTGACATATCGATTGTGTTTGTCCAAGAACGATCTCTTGAAAGAGTGAATGTCTGAATGGTGTCTTGTACTTCTGTTGGATTACCATATCTGTTTGCTCCATTAGGAGTGTAGTTGCCCATTGTTGGATCAGTTAGTGTATAAACGCTGATTGCATTTACTCCATCCCAATCCCAGTTGTTGTTGACAATACCGGAAGTCTTAGCCTTAGCAGCTAATAGTTCTGATGTTGCTTTCTCGAACTTATTTGCTAGATTGATTGCCATTGTTTCCTTTTCTCTCTATTCTTTTCCGTATGCTTCTTCGTTGAACGCATCTATGTCTGGGTCACTCTTAGGTGCTTTTGGCGTTCTTGAAGGTGGTGTCAAGGCATTTGCTTTGGATTTAGATTTATCGCCTTCTTGTCTCTTAGCACCGATAGCAGTCAGTTTTTCGATAGAGTTTGCTTTAGTTTTTAATGCTTCGTACAAATCTCCTCGTACATCTGATGGGTTACCCCATGCATCGATTGTTACGCTCAAGGCTTGAAATGTATCAAGCGCTTGGTCTATTTCTGCCTGTATTTCAGGTGATGCATTCCTTAATATCGGAAAGTCATTCATCGCCTTTTCATATTGGTTTTTCAATAAACCTTCGTTTCTTTCGACCTTTGTTTTGTACGCTTCGACTTGTAGTTGTCTGACAGCTAAAGTAGTTTCGTCATCAGCTTCTGCGACATATTCATCGAGTTGCTTTTTGATCCCTGCCTCTTTTAACCTCTTTTCTTGGATACGCTTCTCAGCCATCTCTCGATTATGCTGTTTCTGCGCTTCCTCATCAGACCGTTGCGATTCATCTTCTTCTTCAGATTCTTCCTCAGATGCCTCCTCGGTAGTATCTTCTGATTCTGTTGATTCGTCTTCCTCAGCAGTCTCAGTCTCCTCTTCGGTTTCTTCAGCCTCGTTATCGGACTCTTCCATGTCTTTTAAGTCTTCTAGTGAGACTTCGATTTCCTCTAGGGGAGTTGTTTCTTCGACTTCGCCGGTTTCGGCTATTTCGTCAGCCATGTTATCTCCTTTTTTTTAATTTCTACCTAGTTTAAGGGCGGTGAACCCATCCTCGTAAAGTGAGGTCTTCTTCTGTAAAGGGATACAGATTTCAGCCCTTTTGGGCTGTGATCTATTTCACTTTATAGCGTGTCTATGTGGTGGATGCGTTCCTGCTCCATCACAGGTGACTATTATGCCCCGTTTAACAAAATTGTGGCCATCATTGCCTACTTTGGGTAAATTATCAAGGTTAAGCGTGTATTCCGGTTCTACAATTTCTTCTTCATCCATCTACTTGTTATCTCTTAACAGGTTAGTCAGTCTGTTTTCTATTACTGTTAGCATTATGACTATCCTTTGTTGTGCTATTAACTCGGCTTTTACTTCATAATCATTGGTGAGTTTATCAAGATCCGTATAGTTTATGCGAGATACCTTGTCTATTTCCTTTGCAAACTCTGCTTTCAGCAATTCACCGGCCGGAAGTAATATCTTCCTCTTCTCAGATGCTTCGTGCTTCTTCTCTTGCTTTTCTTCCTTAGACTTTACAAAACTCTGGCTAGTTATCCCTGTGTATAACTTCTCATCAGACATTTGCGCCTCCTCCTATCCTCTTTAGTACTTCAATTATAGTGGCTGGGTCTTCTCCTTGAGCTTCAGCAGATAAGGCGGCAAGTGCTATATTCTCATCTACTCCAAACTCTTTCATTAGAGCGTCTATGTTGGCTTGCATTTCAGGTGTAATGTCTTGGCCTTGGGACATATCTTGCTCTTGTAAAATATCAGGCGCAGTCATCTTAGCCATTTTTGCTTGGTGCATATCGTCAGACTGTTGCATCTTCTGTTGTTTCATAGCGAGGTCTGCTTCCATCAATGGGTCAGGTTGGTTAGTTATAGGCTGTCCTGTTTGTGGGTCAATCTGTGGTTGCCCCATCTGTTGCGCTGCTTCATCTTCTGGGCTTATATCAGTAATAATCTTCTTGTTGTCTGAGGTTAGCTTGATAATCTCGCTCATTAACTCGCCCATATTTAGCTTCTTTTGAGACATCGCTAGTTCTTGGTCTAATTCTGGGTTTGCAGCTTTAAGTTCTGCTACTTTCATAAGTCCTTCTAGTTTGTCGGCATCGTCTTTGGTTTTATCTACATCAGGATCAATCTCAAATTCAAAGGTAGCTCTTACCTTATCCCATACGACATCAAGCTCGTTGCTCATCTCACCGTTCTCATTCTCAGGGAATGGTAGTCCTGCCTTCTTGAGTATCTCTCGCTCATCGTCAGATAGTTTCATAAGATCACTGCCTTGCATGTTAGCAAAATGAGTATTGATCATTGACCTTGCGACTGCTTCGTAGGTTGCGTATAAATTATCTTTGAAGTCTTGGTCATCTACCGAAAGTAAAGCGGCCTGCATTTTAACACCGGCTGGGGTCTTTGATTGAGTTGGATCGCCTGATTCTGCAGCCGTAGCACTTGTGTCGCCTAAAGGTATTAATTGATTAAGTGAAGTTTTGTACATTGATACTCTACCTGGAAGCTGTGCATAAATACCATTCGCTAACTCTTGTCTCACGACTTTAGCACCACCAGTGAACCATATAGCATCTTGCGAATAAACTATTGAGTCTATATCAACATCAGCCTCGTTGCCTTCAATGGCAATAGGAGGTCTTATCCCTACTTGAGTTGCTAGTACGTCAGCTTGTCTCATATAATCTAGTACGTTTTGAGTACCACCGGCGAGCTTTACGATCCCGATTCCGTAAGGGTTTATAAAGTCTTGGTAGCAATATAGATAATGAATAGGAATATCGCCTGTTGGGTCTGGGTTAGTCCATTCTCTGACACACTTGTTGTTCTTGGCTGAGTAAAACATATAAAAAGGAGCTTTGATGCCTCTTTGGAAGGCTACAACAAACTTTATTCCCTTAACGCCTATACCTTTGTCATCTTCTGTCTTCGGGCCATTAGTACCCTTACGCTTCTCTTCAGCGTTAAGTTTGATGATTTCTTCAAGCATCGCAATGTCCCACTTGTTGTATTCGCCTTCTTCTACACCGTCTGCCTTAGCTTGTTTTTTATCCTTTTTAGCCTGTTCGATAATGTTCTTTAACTGCAATTTTGTATAGTAAACTTCCCAAAATATGACATCTGAGTCAGTATCAGATACTTTACCTGGCTCTAGCGATACATCTTGAGGCTGAGCAATAATGAAGTCAGAACCAGTGTAGTCGCCTTTATTAACAAATAGGTTGATGATAGGAACTGAACCATAGATAGCTGATTTTCTTACTGAATCTTTCCACTTACGAGTAAATGGTGCTTGAGAGTTAGCATTTGGTATTATTTCATTGTTCCATTGTAGATTAGCAAGTTCGGCAATCCAGGCTTCATCACGATCGATGGGCTTGACTTTACCGGACAACTTACTTGATACGATTCTTTTGGGTAATTTAAAAAGAGCTGCTGCCAAACTACCGTCATTTACTTCCGGTAGGTTTTCATCTAGCCCGTCTATTAGATCATTATTGGCAAGACGTTCATAAGTAGGATAGTCTTCCTGCCAAATTGTTTGTTCTAGCTTGCTTTCGTCATATATGCTTTTGATTTCGTCTTTAGGGATAAACGCCATTGCAATGCTCCTTATTTAAAAAGCATCCTGTGTGCGATGACCATTCATATGCTTATGACATTATATCACGTTACTAATTATCCTGCAAACTCCCCGAATAATTCTTTGGCTTTATGGTTATATGCCATCGCCGCTTCTTCGGGAGTATCAAATGAACCAAGATAATAGTTTTCTCCGTTATTCATTATCTGTGCCTGCCACTTTCTATCACGTTTATGCCAGCCGACGCCCTTAAACCCCGATATGTTGTCCGTGTGGACATTTACGTTCATTCTATTCTGGCTACGACTACAACTTCTAAGGTTTGATTTTCTATTATCTAATCTGTCCATACTTATATGGTCAGTATCCATCCCATCAGGAGTATTGTTAATGACTCTGTGCATGTGAATAGCGTGTCTCTTACCTTCTTTCCATCTGCTGTTGCGGATTGCATATCCATTGTTGAAGTACCACTTAAACTGACTGAGATAATCAAAATCATCGTCGTCGACTAGGGCAAACATATTAGGGTGTTTCGGTGTGCTTACATCTATTTTTTTCATCCTTCTCCTTATAACAAAAGCACCTCCGATTACAGCAGAGATGCTTTTATAAACATGTTCGGTAACGCTGTAATCATTACATGCCTATTGTATCATAATAATTATCTTATTTCAAGCTCCATTACATTCCATTTACTATGGAATAAATATTCTGCCGGTACATCTCTGTAGCCCTCCCACACCTCAATGGATTTGCTGAGATGCTTGTATTGCTTCTGGGTGATGATTAGTTTACTTGGTAGATCTGCGTACTTCCTCACTATCCTATTTATTTTGTATCGCAAAAACCATACTGACTCGCTTGTTACATCTAGGGTCATTACACGCTCCATCTCTTTAAAATTCGTATTCGTTCCTTGTCGTCAATCTTGATCTCTAGTGTTACCTTCTTCGTGCTTCCATTGGTTAGTATTGCCATCGCCTCGATTATGTCTTTGAACAGTGATTCCCTTTCAGAGAAGATAGATTGCTCATACTCTACTTTCGTTGAGATGACTGTGCTGTCGTGATAGGTTTCTCTTGTAATGATGCTTCCGTAATTCATAGCTTTCCCTCTATTAAACATGGAATTTTAACTTCTTAGCCTTTGGTCTTGGTTCTTTATCCGGCGCTAGATCCTTATAACTTAACGCCAAATATCTAAAACCGTCAGCGCCATGACTAGCCCAATCGTGCTTTGCGTAATTTCTGAATACCTTGTTCTTTTCATCAAAGTCCTTAGTGTAATTCTTGAGCGCTTCCGTACCCTTAAAGCACTTCTTCTCATCGAACCAACAACGAGATAGCAAGTTTCTAACTGAGTTTATACCATCCTCTACCGATTGGGCTGGTATTATCTCAACCTTTAGACCATGAGTAAGTGCTGTTTCTTGCCTAGTCTTACCTGTCCCTAGCTCTCTTGCAGCGCCATCATGAGGCCAGTAGTGTCTGTTATATGAGTACCCCTTGTTATTGACTATATTCGCATAAAATGGAATTCCCTCGCCATTGTTCTCATAGTAATCAATAATATGTATTTCCTTGCCGACTATCTGGTAAAACCATATTGTCATTGAGTCATCTACACCAAGATCCCATGCAGTAGTAACTGGAACTGCTGAGTCATAAGGGACAGAGCAAATCCTACCATCATCTTCTACTCTCTTCATGTGAGTAGCATAATAAGCTCCCATGACAGGAGCATCGAAGCTAGTCATAAACTCTTGGTCGAATAAATGGTAGTCTCCATACAACTCAAAGTATTCTTCTCGTATCTTGTCTAGTTCTTCTTTTGAGAATACATCGCAGTCTAGGGCATTTAAGTGTTCGGTAAACCAATCAGGGCTGTTCTTACCGTTATCTAGGAGCTTCTTGGCATGGTTATTTCCACGAGGTGTACCATTAAACCAAGCAAAGCCTTTGTTTTCTGCTAGAATAGGCCATAAGTAACCCCATACCATTGGATCTATAAGTGGATACTCAGAGAATACTACACCGGCAGGATTAGAACCGACTACTCTGTCTATGTTCGAAGCACCGACTATCTGTATCGTAGAACCGTTTATTAGTTCTATTAGCATATCAGTGCTATTCTTTCGAACCACTAAGCTCTTTGGGGCGTGGTCTATAGTTCTAAACCCATCATTATCTATATTATCCCATAGAGCTTTCTTCCCTTGTGCATATTCTGGGAATATATAAAAATAGTTTCCTGTACGCTCTACTGCCTTTTGAACGAGTTTATTATAAAAGGTTTTATCTTTACCATGTCTTCTAGGCCATATAACAAAGAGTCGTTTATAAGTATCAGCAGCATTCCAAAATGGTAACTGATAACCTCTAGGTCTAAATAAGTGAGGTAGCTTAATCTCCACTGGTGAATCGCTCTATCTTTATAGTTACTTCACCCGTTTGTTCTACTTCCGATCTCTCGCTATAGCCTTCATCTTTTCCTAGTGTCTTTGTGATATGCTTAGCTACATCTGTTTGTATTCTGAGCAAGTCTGTTATCACTTTTCCTTCATCGTTTTCAGTAGAATATGTTAGGGCTTTATCTAGCACTCTCTCGGCTTTCCCTAGCATTCCAAGCCTTCTAAGTTTTTCTAAGAACCATTCTGCTGTAGTAATCTGTGCTGCATACTCTTTATCGTATCCTGCCTTTATAGCAGATTGCAAGCCATTACCAAAGTATTCAGTTCCGGGTTTAATATATAAATCCCAACACATCTTCTGCCTTGGGTCTAAAACATACTGATTAGCTCCATTTGGGTTGGTCTTTGCCATTAGTATTTTACCTTCTTCATTTCATCGCACTCAGTGCAATATAGTTTAGTAGTGTTTCTAATTATTCCAGTTCCGGCTGGCATCTCTAAATGTTCTACTGGTATCCAGTTATGATAACAGCTTACTGGTCTTTCATCATGTAATAGGTTTTCGTCATTCATCTTCCAAGTCTCCAAAGTAATTCATAATAATAATATCTGATCGCTAATTTAATTGCTTGTATCATTATACTCCGATCCTTCATCAAACCTAATGATTGATGTCTGCCCGGTGTACCCTGCACTTACTAACCATCCTAGCCGTGGTATCTCTCTTATAAGGGAATAATAACCACGTTTTAGAAATATGCTGCCTTCTTTGTTCATCCTTGGCTTTTCTAGTAGTATCATACTGCCTCTATATTTATGTTAAATAATGCGTCAATTATCTTTTTCTTAATTCTAAACATAGCATACGCTTGTCCTTTGCGCATACCCTTTATATCTATATGAGAGATCGTGTCGTCTTTGTTCAATACCTCAAAGTCCAGGATGTATTTGAAACACTTCTTACCATTTATGATTGCCTCGAAAGGTACTTGCCTGTTATACCCGTGTATCCTTCCGGCCTGTTGTTCACTATCTAAGTACATAGCGAATTCGGCTTCCTTCTTACTATCAAAAGTAATGCCATTGTATATCGTTTTTTTAGCGTTGTATTTGTTCACGACACCCTCTATTTGTTACTTACAATTATACTATAAATAAGCCAATAATGCAAACCTTTTTATGCGTACTTATCCACAGCATTAAATAAATCTTATTGACAATTTATTTAAACAGGTTTATACTGTTAGTCAGATACTAGTTATCAAAACTAAGGAGGGGAGGTGAAACAAATGAAAACAGAAAATATTAAAATTCAAATCAAGGCAACAGTTCGAGTAGCGTTAGCACTTGTAATGATTGCAGGGGCGTTAGACTTAGTAGGTTATATCAATCTACCAGAAATCGGGCAGATGGTTTGTGGTGGAGTAATTGGGGTATATGCGATTGCAGACCTCATTAAAGGAAACTTAAAATAATGGAAAAAGCATACGCAATTATTGTGGTCTTGGTAATCGGGGGGTTGTTCTACCAAAGAATAGAACAGCCTCAGCCGATAATAGTTCAAGAACCGATTGCCGTAGCACAAGAAGTAGTAATTGAAAAATGGGCGGTAACAACTTCACCGCATTCAGCAGTAAGCGTTGAGAAAATCAACGAAGTTATTGGGATATTACAAGCAAATGGGCTTACAAAACAGGGTACAGCTTACTTGACAGGAAACTTCATAGCCGAAAGCCATCTAATCCCTTGTGGGAATTATGGAGATGGCGGACTAGCTCAAGGTTTAGCACAATGGCATCCAGGCAGACGATACGATATGCCTTGTGGACTTGTTGAACAGATAGAATGGGCGTTAAATGTTGAAATGCCGAGAGATGCAAAGGGTATGGGCTATACGAACCTATCGGAAACCTTAAAAGACCCGTCAGCAACGCCTGAGAGCCTTCTAGTAGGTATTCAGAAGTATGAGAGATACGGAATAGCAGGAAATAGAAGGTGGTATGGAGAAGAGATATTAAAGCAGTTGGGAGCATAATATGAGAGACGAGCCAAAACAAGACTATATAATCGCTAATACAGGGAAGAATAAGGTTAGACAATATAGCCTGAGAAAGTTCAAGGAAAAGTGCGATGAAGAGGGCAATACATATTCAGATATAATCTTCGATCTAATAGATGGATATAACTCAAAAAAGTAAACAAAATAAAGACGACTGCCGGAGGGTACAAGCAGTCGTCTTTTTATATAAATGTCGTAGAGTGAGGCAAAACAAAGTTCTGTTCTCCACGACAACTACATTCTATCATATTTACTTGTGTTTTTCAAGCCGATGTCTCTCAGGTGTCATTAGTTCTATGTTATCTTTATCAAAGACTAATTCGGGGTTTGTAGACCGTTTCTTTATATGATCTAAATCAGGGTTTTTGACCCACTCTCCTAATTTAGTAACAAAATACCCTTCATGGTTCTTCTTGTCTTTTAGGTATTTGCTTCTAAAGTTTTTCCATTGTTTGGTCTTCTTCCCTGCACTTATCTTTTTATGTGTTTTAATAGCACAAAAGAAGCATTTGTTTTGTAATGTACTTGTTACCTTGATCTCTTTATCGCAAACCTTACACTTGCGGACTTTGAATAGTCTCATACTTTTCTCGTTTCTCAACATCCCTTGCATTGGCTCTTATTAACTTTATTATAGCACCAATAGGAAGATCAGAAAGATTCACAAACTTTATTTTTTGTTTCACTTTTGGCATACATTTTTTCTTTCCCAGCATCTGTCATCTATTCTAACCCACATTTCGTGTGAGAACTCTTTGTTATGTTTGCACGCTTTATTGTCGCTATCAGTCTTAAAATCACAATGTGCGCATTCGTATTTTTTTACTTCCATTTATTCCTCCGGCAGTTTGCTTTTAACTGCTAATATTGCTCTTTCCATTTGCTCAATATAGACTTGCTCGTGTCCTACCCTGTCGTTATCTTCAACACCTTTCACGAGCTTGGCATACATCCAAATTGCATTGCGTAATCTAAGGCTTGGCTTTTTAAACTTAGTACCTTCAATGTCTGCATCTTGTTCTGGCACATCATCAAACTTTATTTCGTTCTCTTTAAATAATACCCAACCCATAGTGTTAAAAAACTTAGTCATTAACAGAGCTACTTCCTCGCCACTAATCTCTTTAGTAACAAAGGTTAGGCTTACGCTTTTGTCTTTACGAGGGGTTACTTTATCAAGATGTGCAGGAACTTGAAATATGTTACTCTGTTCCATTTTCTTGCCCAACCTTTTTCACAATTACACTTATGTAATCTGTTTCGGTTTTCTCAACACCAGCAAGTTCAATCTTATCAAACAAGGTTTTAACCTCTGGCTTAACATCAATCATAGTGTATTCTTTGTCTAGCTTTTTCAACACTAGGTCGCTTATCAGCAGGGCTTTATCAATAATGCTGTATTTAGTTGTAAACTTCCTGCTTATAGTTGCGTCTGGGGTCTTCCATTGTGTTAAGTTATCCTTGCGTAATTCTTCTAATATCTCGTTTTGTACTTCGTCTATCTTGCCGAGCATATTTTTATAAAGAGTAGTTTCTGCTTCAATAGTTGTTTCAAACTCGGATCGTTTGGTGTCTATTTCTTCTTTTACGCTATCTTTCATGCGTCTTAGATCTGCTAATATACAGGTCTTCTTATTTAACTCATTAATTTCCATTAGTGTTTTCCTCCTTTTTAATAGTTGGTAATGCCCATTTTGGTAGTTCTGGTGTCTTCCAATAACCTATAACACCAGAACTTTTATCGTTTATATAATTTACAAAACCAGTGGCAGGGCTTTTGGTTGGTTGAATATCTACAAAGGTTGCTTCTAGGTTGTATAAGTATCTTCCAATACCCCATTGAACACCTGCTCGTTTCATACTGCTAGAAAAACCACCCTTAACTGACTCTATATTGGTTTCCTCTGCACCATCATACTTAGTAACCCACTCCTTATCTGTCTTTATGGAGATACCACATTTGACACCTTTAGAACCCCAAGGTTCAAACTCGTTCTTCCAGTTCTCTTGTCCGCATACCTCATCTAGGCGCTCCATTATGGCTCGGTTCGTTACATAAGCCAGTACCATACCCCACATTTTTTCGCCACTCTTACCGGCTCGTTGTATTCGCCACTCTATATCAAAAGGGCTGAACTTATCTTTTAGTTTTTCTAATTCCATTTACCCCTCCTGTCGCAATAATTTCATAGCATCGTTTTCTAGTTTTTTAATTACTTTATTGTAGAATAGTCTTTGATCCTTCTCGCCATTTATGCCCATCTGTTTCCCTCGCATTTCTATAACTTTTTTCAATCGTTGTGATGCGCTTTTCATTTCCTAGCCCTCCTGTTGCCATTTTTTAGTTAATGCTTTACCCTGTGGTGTTTGTAATATAACCGCCCTCTCGGTTTCCGTTGAGTTTTCCAACTCTTCTACCATGTAGTCTTCAAATCCCATATTGCCTCCTTATGGTTTTTTAATATTAATTAAATTATATGCTATAAGACATTAAATGTCAAGCATTTTGTGGGATAAAATATCGTTATTGTATTTGATTATGTCTTTTCTCTTTACTAGATAATGTCCGGTGCTATCTACTGTTGATTTTATTCTGCCGGACTTTATTATTCTCCAAATTTGTCTGTAGCTTTTAATCGGATTTACCCCTCCTCTTGTAAGTATTAGTTTCTGCTCTACTATCTGCTTTGGCGTTAATAGATCTTTGGACTTTGGCATTGTGGCATAAGCGTATGTTTGGTACTCTGATTCTTTCCATACCTTACCGCAAACCAAACAAATCACTTCATCGCCACGATCCGTTACTTTTGGTTTGTGCTCGCAAGTTCCTGGATATTGATATTCTACTCCATTTACTATCACAGTAATCCTCCTTCCTCGTAAGTAATTATGGTTCTATTTTTTAAGCCTCTATCGGTAAAAACCACATATCCCAACCCTTTGTATTCGTTATCTACCAAATAATCTCCTGCTGGCAAGAAGATCCCTCTTTCGTATTCATTCCCCTTTGCTTGTCTTAATCTTGGTTTTAACATTCTTACTTTCATTCTTCCTCCCTTATCTTATAGTCAAACATAGATTTTATGGTATCCCGTTCCCAAGTTCCACAAGAACAGTTGTAAGGATTCATCATACTGTTATTTCCCATAAGTCTTTCGCCACAATCCCCGCAATGTGGCATAGCTATTTTTACTTTTTTGTATTGGAGTTTCATTCCTCCCCCAAGATGGTCAATAAATCGTCTATGAGTGCTATTTCACTTGAGTTCATCCTTAATATGTTTCTGCGTTTATATTCCAATACCTTATCCCTCATCTGTGCTTGTTGGGTGGACCAAGGAAGTTGTAATCCATCATCTTTGTGTCGTGGGACTATGTGGAAGTGTAGGTGCTGAATCGTTTGGGTAGCATCAGTTCCTTTGCTAGTAATAATATTATAGTCACAGTCCAAATCATTGGTGAAATATCTCAACGCCCATCCCACTTGGTTAGCATTTAATTCAGGATTGTTTAGGTGTGCTGTGTGAAGTTCTGGGACTACTAACTTGTGTCCTGGAGTGACTGGATTGAGTGGCTCAAAACAGACGAACCCTGCGAACCTATCTTCATATTCCCTATTAGCAATCCTTTTACAAAATACGCAGGACTGCTCCTCTACGGATGGTTCTTTCATAGCGATTTCACATTCTTGAGGGCAGACTCAACCTCACTTTTATCATAGGTATTGTTGCCAATCTTTATAGTTTCTTTTTCTTCCTTTTCTTCTAAATCCTCAATCTCGTAATCGCCTAAGACATACTGATTTTCCCAATAATCTGAACCTGTCTTGTCGGTAATGTCTTTGATTTTTCCTGTATCATCTCCGCCAATAAACCAACCTAGCTTGAACCCTGCTTTGGCTTCCAGCCGAGCATTGCCACAGACCCAAGCATTACCACAGACCTGAGCATCGCCATAGACCCGAGCATTACCATAGACCTGAGCATCGCCATAGACCTGAGCATTGCCATAGACCCAAGCATCGCCATAGACCCGAGCATTGCCATAGACCCGAGCATCGCCATAGACCTGAGCATTGCCATAGACCCAAGCATCGCCATAGACCCAAGCATTGCCATAGACCCAAGCATCGCCATAGACCCAAGCATTACCGTCTTGACTTAAGTTGTCTTCCTTTTCTACCCAGCCACCAAGTTCACCCTTTTTGATACTGCCGAAATTTGCAGTAGCTTCAATTTGATATAGTGTTCCACTCCAGAATGTTTTAGTTGTTTTCGTTAGTTTAAACTTCACTTTGTCCTCCTTTTTAATTATCTTTGTCTCTACGGATGGTTCTTTCATTTCTTTATTGCTCATTTAATACCTCGTCCAAAATTCTTTAAATAAATCACTATATCTGATTGTTTCAGCAAGTGGCGAAAGTAATACAATATTCCAACCTTGTATCATAATCAGCGTTTTGTAGAACATATACTTCATTACTCCTCCTTCTCTGACTTCAATCCATCAATAAGTTGCTCCACTGGTTTGATTGCATTGCTGAACTCGTGGTCCCAGCTGAATGGCTTGACTATTTTAATTAACAAAATAATAAGGCGTATTGATATTTTTTCCCTCGTTGTTAGTTCATCTTTTATGTTAGTTTCTGCCATCTTGTTCTCCTTTCATATCGTTGATTAGTTGTTCAAGGTCTTCTAATGCTTTAAGCCTTTTGCTATATTGTGGAAATTTTATAGCTCCCATATCGTGAGGATAACTTGGTAGTTTCTTTATCTTCTCCAGCACTTCGTTTAGAGTGTCTTGGCGGGATTGGTCTATCTTATATTTTAAAAATTCCGACCACATCCTGCCCTCTTCTCCATAACCCTCATTACCCTTAGACATCGCCATATCTATAACCCATTCCAATTCTGATTGTTTTATAGTTGGATTCATTGTGATAGTTTTATCTACAATCTTTTGACATTCTATTATTTCTTCTTTTTTCACCTTATTCTCCTTGTTCTGTTAATTTTTTAGCTGTTTGGTCACTACATCCAAGTTCTTTGCCTATTTTCACATAAGACATTCCAATCTTTCGTAATTGTTTTGCTTTTTTAGGGTTTCTTTCAAATGTTTTAGTGTAACAAGCTATTTCTTTTTCCATCCCTGATCCTTATTCCCTTTCATTCCCTCAACTATTTGCTCAAGGTCTTCAAGGCTTTTCCTGATTTTTTTTGTATAGTCGCATATATAGCTTTCCTTGTAGTCTACTAGACTATTAACCACTAAGTCGTGTGCCACATCATCTCCTTTAGGTGCTTGATTCCACCCATCTGGACAAGTCGTATATATATCGCTAAGCATCTCTTTTATCTCTTTAAAGGCTGGACTTATCTTCTCCAGCACTTCGTTTAGAGTGTCTTGGCGAGATTTATTAGTAAGTTTTTCGGTTATTGCGTCTGCTATAAAATATCCTATTTCATCCTGTGTTTGTTCTGGATTCGGTAAATACTGGATTCTTCCCCAACCTCTTAAATCAGCTATCATATTATTTTTAGAGTCCCAGAATGAACCGCCCTCTTTATCAAAACGAATAGGTGCTATTATTATTTCTCTTATTTTTATCTCTTTTTCCATAACTATTATTCCTCCTTCTCTGACTCCAGTTCAAACCTTATTTGTTCCATTGCGGCTAAATAACCTTTGTTCCACTCTTTATCAAATTGTTTAGAAGATTCTATCCAACTGTCTATCTTCTCTAGCACTTCGTTTATAGTGTCTTGGCGGGACTTAGAGACAAGTCTCATACAGACATCGTGCATATAAGAAAAGTTAGGTATTACTCCAGATTTCTGAATCTTGTCCATTTCTTCTTGCCAAAGTTTTTCTATTTCTTTTTCCATAACTATTGTTCCTCCTCCTCTATAAACATATTTATTGCTGTTGGTTCTTCAAGTTCTATATCTGTGTCGGTATATCCGTGTGCTAATAAGAATTTGTTATATCTGTCTAGTAGGTCTAAATCGTGGCTACTTAGCATTGTCGTTCATTATGTCTTTTATAATTTTGTATAGCTCGTCTACTTGAATAAAGTTAGCAATTAAAGTAAAGCCGTTCTCTTTGTTAACATTGGCTTTAACTTTTGCTTCGTTTATTCGTTTTACTAGTTCTTGTAAAGCTTGTGTTTTTCCTATCTCTCTATTAAACTTTGATAAAGTCCTCATATCTTTTTTAAAGTTTAAAGTTTTAACAAAGTCTTTTGACTCTTTCATTTCTTCTTTACGTTTCTTTTGTCCTTCGTCATACCATTCTTCTAGTTGTTTGTTTTGTATCATATGCGCTCCTTACTACCTATTGCTTTTTGAATTTTATTATAAAATTGTTTTAATGGTGTCCCGGCATTTTCGAGATTATTCGTTAATTTCCAATCTTCTAGTTTGTTGATCGGATTTATTCTTTTCTCAAATTCGTAACCATCTCGTTTAAGATCCCACATTCTTGCTGAATATCTCCAACATATTCTGTGTAGTTCGGTTGCATTATGCCATTCACCGTCTGATAGAAGTTTTATTATCTTTTCTTTTTGTGTCATTACCCTCTCCTTTTTGATTTTGGCTCTTTAAATTCATCGCCAGTTAAGTTTTTATTTGTTCTATGGTAGTTTACTCGTTTTAGAAATATCGTGTCTTAGAAGTCCTTTAAATGGGTAGTGCAATCAGGATCATAACCTGTTGCATGGCAAACACTTGCGTTGTATTCGCTTGCCGTTGAAAAACTGGCTACAAAAAAAAGACCTGCTAATATGACTATGGCAAATATTAGCGATCCGATAACATTCCCATATATTTTGTCTTTAGTTGATCTTTCCGGTTGTAGGTTTGATAACATAGCGCCTCCTCTAGTTACTTTTATTTATATTTGAGGTTGTTCCCTTACGGATTTGTTTACCCTCCTGGGACGGTAAGCCGCTTTGCCTCTAGTGGTAAAACCTTATGAGTTGATTGTATATTATTGGACTTTTGTTGTCAAGGATTTTTTATAATCCGTACTTGTTTTCGATATAATGCCCTGCCAGGTTGCTATCACGCCCCTGCCACTCTAACGTAACATCAATATACTGCTTTAGTCTGTCGATTCTACCCTTAATGGCTTGATACCACTCGTAGTCATTCATCTTGCGGATAGATTTAGCGTTTCTTTTGCTTTCATCTTTCTTAAACTGAGATATAGCACATCGACTATCAGAGATGATATGTAGTTTTTTCAACTTCATTTTTAATGCTATATCTAGCGCATGTTCCATCGCCATCAGTTCAGCAATATTATTAGATCCTCCGTGGTTGCTAACATCAGATAGTATTTTACCTTTAGAATCTGATACTACTGCTATCATAGTTCTTTTTGAAGCGTCTTTTTGATTACTCATTGAGCAACCCCCATCTGTGTAAAATGTAATCATTTTTCCTCCTTTAAATTTCCTTTAATTTGAAACTCCTTATTAGCTCTCTAACCTTTTCCTTACTTCCCCCGTCAGTGATATTTATATCTTTAACATCTTCTTTTATTCTTTTATTCTTTACTTCTTTATTAGTGTTCGCTTGTTGTTCACTTATTGTTCGCTTATTGTTCACTTGGTTGTTCACTTGGTTGTTCACTTTGCGTTGATATTCGCCCCATTTTAAGATTGTAATCGTGGTATAAACGCTGTTCGCTTCGTACATCACTTGGTTGTTCGGTTTTTGCCTAAAAACCTTCAAAATGCGGTAGACTTGTTGTTCACTTAGCCCTGTATCTTTGGCAATTTGCTTTCTTCCGAAGGTAACAACACCGTCTTTATCGCAATGTGTTAAAAGCCAAATCCAAACAGTTAATCTTTCTGATTTGTTCTTTCCTAATAGCATACTGCTATCCCATATCTTCTTATGTAAGAGAATCCACCCATTAGTTGCCACCCCCTCACCATCCTATTCTATAAAACAAACGAGCCACCTAGATTGTCGCTAGATGGCTCACTTGTTTATATTTGCAAATATTTCTTCGTTGCGACAATCAACTACTAAATTATACACTAATATGGAATGTTTTTCAACTACTACTTATCCACAACCATTTCGCTGACGTCACGAAAATGGTACACAAATTCCAGCAGACGAAAAGGAGGTGATCTAAACATCTGCCGGAATATGGTGGGGAGCGATGGGCGCTATTATCCTTGCTCCCCATGTTGGTCGTGGGTTTGGGGAAGGACAGCGCTGTTTACGCGGTCCTTTGCTCCCCTCGCCCACGATAATCACTTAAATCTTTTCTCCCACTCAAGGTACTGGTAGCATTCTTTTCTACAATAGAAGTAGATCATCGGGGTTGCTCGGTAGCAGATTTGACAGAAGAAATTACTTTTAAATTTCATCAGTCCATACTCGATGAGAAATACTGTATCTCCCGAACGTACTTGTGCCAAAATACGCAAGGTCTATTGCACGTCTGGTACTTTTCTTGGTCAGATAGTCTGCAAACTCTGCAAATCAGCTTTTCTTTCCAGTCGTACATTTTCGTATTCCCCTCCTTTAACACAGATTTTTAAAAAGTAACAAAAGTCGCAGTAAGATACTTTTCTTCGACAGTGAGTATCGAAAAATTGGTGAAACTCCCTGTGGTCTTTGGAGCAGAGTCTTACTTTTACTTTACGTTCTGCCTTAGATAAGTGATTACGCTTAGGCCAGAATAGTCAAAGATGATGCTTAGTCATTCTGTCTTCCACAGAACCGCACAAAGCACACATCATATAATCACACCCTTTCCTTTTAGAAAAATAGAATATGACTCTTTGGCTTCCTCTAAGGTATCGTACCTTCCGACGTTAAATGTCTTGCCACATATCGATGTCTGCACTTTCCATCTTTTGCGAAACTTGTCCCAGTAAATGCCTGCAGGTGCGTAACTCTTGGTACATTCTTCTCTCCTGTTTCGGCTATTAGCAGAGTAAGTAACTACCCTCAGGTTCTCTCTTCGGTTGTCTAGCTTGTCTCCATTAATATGGTCAGTAACCATCCCCTCGGGTATTGCTCCGACCATCTTTTCTGCTATCAACCGATGCATTCTTACAGACTTTTTTTTACCGTTTACCTTTCGAGTGTAGTATGCGTATCTGTCAAATTGCCACTTTCCTAAAGAAGTCAGCCATTCGAAATCTTCAGCTGATACCTGGGCGGTTTTCCCCTGGGTTAATTTAATTTCCTTCATATCACATCCTTTCTTGATATTACTCATTCAATTAGAAACTATGGTTGGTTAGGCGTGGTTCAATCAAACCACACAGAACACACATCAAGACAATCCCCTCCCCTCAATTTTTAATGTACAAGCCCTACAAGATACTTATATGTCCTCAAAATAAGAACTTTATAAATATACTCATAAGCAAAAGATGCGAACATTACCGTAATGCTCGTGTACCCGAATACTAGTTCTACTGTTTTTTGGTCACAATATAATCCGTTGTTTGCGTAGGTATAAATTAGAGCAAACAAGAACGACATTATTATTACTGCGATTGGTGCGTTTTTTCTCTCTAGTGGGAATTGTTTCCATCTTACTTGGATTTCCGTTACTACGGGGATTGCTAGTGCGATTAAGGTCGCAAGCTGTGCGTTTATTTCCATAAATCTCCTATTAGTTTAATAATCATTTTTAAATAATCTAAAAGAGTTATTTTTTTGACCTCTATTTTTTCCATTTCTTCTGTTATTAGGTCAATATCTGTTTTTTGTTCTAACTCCTTTTTTTTCTTTTCTAACAATTCAGCGTCTAGTTTCGCCTGTTCCTCTGCCAATCTCTTCTGTTCGTCAGCGATTCGTTTTGCTTCTGCTTTTTGTGCGTCATCTGCTATTTTTTTAGCCAGTTCTGCTTTTACTCGGCTTTCTTCTGCGATTCTTGCCTGTTCTCTATTAAAAGCCTCTTGGTCAAAATTAACGTCTCTAATTGGTCGTAAAACTCCCAAGACTGAACTGTAATTATGAGTGATTAACTTGCAACCTGTCGTTCCGTTTGAAGGACTCCAATTTTGGTCTAGTGATATAAACGTATTTACGTTTGCCTCAACAACAATAGCGATATGCCCGTAAGTTCCAACGCCTGTACCCCAAACCATAATGTCGCCTTTAATAGGTATGAACGATGGCGTATTCGGTATTCTGGTTAAATAGGAAGACGGGTAGTTGTTCCAATAATCTTTTGCGTTATTCGTGTATGCTGGTAAGTTCAAAACATCTACAAAGTATTGCTTTATTACATCTACGCACTGAAAGCCGTATATTCCGTCATAGTCTATTTTTACGCCTGTGTATTTTTTAATAAATTGTTCGGCTGTCATACTGCTACCTTGAATACTTTCCTATCTGAGAATTCTTTAACTATTTTTTTTGTTATGTTCATATACATACCCCACTTTACTTATATGATATTGATATTTTGCCTTACAGGACAAACTGCAACATGCTGGAAAATATTTTTTATTGCTATATATTGTTTTTTCTTTTCCACACCACTTACAATTAAATGTGTATTTGTGGACTCCTCTCTCTTTATTGTGAAAGGTTGTGTGACAAGACGGGCATAATATTTGTATATTGTTCACGGAATTATTCTTTTTATTTTTGTCTATGTGGTGCAGTATTTTCCCCTCTTCGCCACAAGAACATTTATCAGGCAAAAGAATTTTTTTAAGTCTATGGAAATCTGACTCGTAGCTATTTCCTGTAATATATTTAGGGTGTTTATCTTTGGCTAATATTCTCGGGTCATCTTTATACGTCTTGCCAGAGTTCCACGCAATGCCTTTCCAGTTGCTTGCCTTAGACCTCATTTTATGTTTTTTCATAAATCTACATAAGACTGGTGGCGTTACCCCTAATATTGTGCTTGCTTCTTTCATTGTTCTATTCGTGTCAATATACTCCTTTTTTACTTGTTCCTCTGTCATACAATTCTCCTTTTTATACCTCTATTGTATCACAAATCCTTCGGGATTACGAACATTTTTCTTGACTTAAACTCTTCGGCTTTCCCCTCATTCCATTGGTTTACAGGTCTAATATAACCAACCACCCGACTGTAACATTCTGTGGGTTGACGTTTTGACTTTAATATATCGTATTCTTTTTGGCTCATCTTTCATCCCTACACATTACTCGTTTCCACTTGTCTTTAATGTATGAATTTCCTCCTAATGTTTTAGTATAGTGGTCATACATTTCATAAGCTAACTGCTCTTGTACGGCGTCTTTCATTACGCCTTTTTCTATGTCTGCCAAATACCTAACGAGAAAGCATTTACAGTTATTGATGTCCATTCTTTTAAGGTCTTCCGAAATTGGTTTGAATAGTTTTTTAATAACCCTGCCATTATAAGCAGATAGAATGAGGACTGCTCCGACTACCTCGGAAAGTTGAATTATGTTAGTTGCTATGTCCATCTTATCTCTCGCAAATAAAGGTTAGTTTGAATGTACCAGCAGCAGGAGTACCAGCTTTTGTCCATGTTAGTGTAAATCCGTCAGCATCATAAGATTTCACGACGGCTGATTGCGCCCAACTTGCTTGGTCTGAATAGGAGGTAAGTGCCGCAATGTCATAATAAACATTTGCTGCCGATTGATAGGTACAATGATTCGCCTTAGCCGAGTCTGAAAAGCCATTGCTTCTATAAAGCGTTCCATCTCTAACCCCTATACATTTAATACTTGATGGAATGAAACCGACACCAGTATATGAAACATCTGTTGGAGCACCAGCCGCACCAGCGTCTCTAGTTGCTGTGATGATTTTAGTGAATAAAGCACCATTTCCTGCCGTAGTTGAGAGTTTAGCGTTGGTAACTGCACCAGCAGTTATATTGTCTGTTACTACTGAATCATTGGTGGCTAGTTTACCATCTTTAATTAGTAAGCCGTCTATATCCACTCCATGAGCAGCAGCAGCTTCTAATATATGGTCTACTTCGATATTTCCACCATCTGCAACTACAACTGAATCTGCGGTTACAGCTGCATGTTTACCAGTTTGTTTATGTTCTATGAGTAGCCCATCTACTAATCTGTTTTCTCTGCTAGAAGCAACAGGAATATAAACTCGTGAGGTCGAACCTGCTGGGTAGTTTTGGTCTGAGCCATATCTTAGAACCATACTTTCAATGGTAGTAGCCCCTGTTACGATGCCAGTCCATTCGGTATAACTTCCAACGTCTCTGACTTCTACTCCATTTACAATTGATACGGTATCCATTGCGAACACGACACCAGTATCGGTACTCCAGTTAGTGGTCGATACCACTGTGATCGACGTACCCCCTATTAAGTGACCAGGTGCAGCCAAAGTAGTTGCAGTCCCTGGACTGCCTACATGAGAAAAATAATCTTGTGTATTCGCCGCCATTTTATATCTCCTTTATGTTATTTAATTTTGCAAAAGACCCAAACATTTCTGTGATCTTCTCGTTATATGCCTTCGCCGCATCCAGTTTATTATCAAAATGCTTTGAAAACCTCAACTTACCATCTTTATTCAACCTAGCGACCCACTTACACGCCCTCTTATCCCACGAGACACCTTTGTAGCCAGAAGTATTATGGCTCGGTTTGGGCAGGTTGGCATTATTTTGTGAACGAGTGCATACACGCAAGTTAGACTTACGATTGTCTAGTTTATCGCAGTTTATGTGGTCAATATCCACCCCTGAAGGGAAGTCCAAGATTAGACGGTGCATATATATGTGTTTGCCTCTTGATACTCGTTGTGCATATCTACCACTAAATGACCACTTGAATTGATTCAAGTACTCGAAGTCCTTATCATCGACTATGGCGTATTTACCTTGTGTAAGTTTTATTTTTTTCATAATCTTTCTCTCTAGCTACGGAATATGAGCTCTTTGTTAGCAGTTCCTCTTGTATTGACTGCACTTAATAAATAATCGCATCCAGCGGTTTCGGTAATAATCTCCCAATCTGCCTGATTCAGTAAGCCTTTAGGTCGTATAGAAACCACCGCTACGCTCTTACCGAATGAGTCAATCTGACCTATATCATCTCCATATAGATAGTCTCCTGAATAATCCCAATCTCCTATACCTGAAAAGCTGGTTTCTGTCGTGAATGTATCTGTTCCGGTAGAAGCAGTAGAACCTCTCTTAGTGAGTCCAAGGGTATTTACTTGGATTGATCCTTTGGGTTGTATAAACTTGAAGAGTTGCTTGTTGATATTCCCTAGAATGATTCCGTCTTTATCCCATACTAGAGAAGAGAACGCGCATCTTGTCCTGAAAGCAACACCGTCATCAGTCGTGTTTTGAGACCCTGCGCGAGTAAACTCCAGTATCTTGTTTCCTACTAAAGCACATAAATGAGGAAGTCCATTATTGTCTTCATACAACCATAAATCTTTAGCAGCTACTGTCCATCTTAAAACCCAAGCGTTTTTACGAGCCATATCTATATACCATATCTCATTGTTCTCAGTAGAGCCGACAGGAAGAGCAAAATAAACTTTTTCTTGATATTCAACGCCTACAGCTTTATCGAGCGAACCTAAACTTATTCTGTTTATATCTGGCTCAATTAGAGTCGAGAGTGTTTGGGTTGTTAAAATATTTACGATGTTCTGTGATGTTCCAGTTGTTTTAATAGCGTCTCCAGTTGGGTAGATTAGAGCGTCTTTTACTTTTACGGTAGCTCTTGGTGAATAAGTACCCGATTGACCACTTGCTTCGATAATGTTTGGAAATACTATGACTTGATCGCCATAAGTCGCTTGTTCAAAGGTAACATGACTTAGTTTACCTTTCCCTGCCGAACCCCTGCTTGAACAAGTGATAACAGGGTCGCCCTTACCAGTACGGAATCCATCTACAAAGTTGAGGACAGAATCGCCTCCCCCATCTATCTCGAAACTACCACCTCCGTTTAATGGACTAAAATCGGCCGCCCTATCAACTGCTGAAAAAGAAGCTGAATAATAAAGCTTATTACCGTCGGCTACGCCATACAGTTGAGAGTTTTTTGAGTCGTTGTATAGCCATGTAAATATCGGCCCTTCGGTTGAATTAGACTCAGGGGCTGTCTTAAATGGGTTAGCTGTTTGCGAACCATCATCAGTATAAGCTAAAGTCGTTAATCCCGATAAAGTTATTATTTCGTAAAAAAGACCATCAACTGATTCGCCCCAATATAATGTATATGAAGTCGCTCCTGCTACTGCTGACCAAGTAAGCGCTACTGTTTTTGCGATAGCGGCCGCAGAATCTAAGTCATCCCTTATACTGTTGACGTTTACGGCAGTTGAAGCAGCACTAGCGGCACTTTCACCGACTGCGTTATTAGCTGTTACTTTATAATAAAAGTTGTGAGGCTTAGTACCTGAAATAAGGTTGGTACTACCAGTCCCACTTGGAGCGGCAGGTGTATCGAGTGCTACATACTCCACAGTGGCCCAAGTAGCCAAGTCAATATAAGTAAGTTTATTCACAGAATTGAAGACATACACTCGATTCTTAGATTGAACAAACCCAGCCCAAGCACTAGGGTCATAGGCATTAGCACCTCCGACTAGCGTAAATGCACCGCCATCTTCTTGATAATATATTTTGCCTACTCCGCCAGTATTCATCATGAACAGTAGCCCACGCTTACCTCCGTAACGATATTTGCCCCTACCGATTACCGTATCAGTTGGTTGCGTTCCGTATGATACTAAAGGCGGTCTAGGTCTAGGGATATTGTCCTGTGTCAGTTCCATATTCGTCATGTCAGATAATGAGTCTATAGGTCTCCTAGAATTACTCAAAGCCGAAACATATCCTTTAGGAAACTCGTTTTGGGATATATTGAAACCTAGAATGTTTTTATTCTGTTGTGGAGACGATGATTTGTACATTATCTCATTCCTATTCTAGTTACTATTGTTGGTACAATTCTCGGACTCCTACCAACTCCCCTACGATTGGTTGAAACCATCGCTGTGTATAGATTGTTAGCTTGAGCATTTAAATCAGGAGCTTTAGAAGCGTAAGTGAGGTCATTAGCCGCCAAATCCTTAGCTACTGCATAAACTAGCCACATCGGATCATCGACAGGTACAACATCACTGGCATCATCTAAACTAAACGGTACGAAATAACCAGGTACTAATAGTTGGCTTCCAACCAAAGAAGTTGGCATAGTAGAAACAAATGATATAGATTGTGGGTTCATACCATAAATAAATACAGCATCAGAATCTATCGTAGCTTCTTGTGGTTTAATTATGTTTAATATTGAATAATTACCAGTAGCATCGCTAACAATAGCATTAGTTGATGGTGCTATGAACTGTCTATTCAAATTGTATATGTCAACACCAGTTTTAAGAATAATATCACGAGTGAATGTTGTGGTGGTTGTATTTGTAAATGCTACTGTTACAGTAAGTGCAGTATTACTAGTTATTGTGTCTATAGTTCGTTCAGTTTCTCCTTCAACATTGATTTTATCGCCTACTTCATAGTCTAGGAAGTAAGTTCCAACTCCTGTAAGCGCTGTTGTGCCGACAGTTGAAACAGTACCAGGTTCTGTGAAGTATCCCCTTGAGAGTGATTCCCAAGTAACTTTAGTGTCTCTGGCCCATTCGTTTATCTTTCTATTTGCTACCCTTAGCCAGTATGAGTAATCAGCCGTTCCTGCAGTTGGTGCATCATCGTCTGTTGCTCTATAAGCATCGTTTATGTGTAAAAAAAGCTCTGAAACTAACATTATACCTTCTTTCCTTTAATTTTGATTCCTTTAACTATCTTCCTCAAAGCCTGTTGATTACTCAGGTTATCTGATGTAGTCGTTTCAAGCATCTTAATCATTCTTTCCATGCTTGCTTTCTTAGCAGCACTCTTACCCTTAGTAAATCCACCATAACCTTTGTATTTAGCCATGTTATTTACGAGGGTCTGAGCATCGTTCTGTAGGGCAATCACATCTCTAGGATCAAGATTCTTGCTCTTTAGCTGTTCCTTTATGTTATCGTACTGACTTTGAGCCGTTTTCAGCCAACTTCCAAGGTCATCATTGTCTTTATATTGTTGTAGGTATTCTTTGCCTAAATCATAACTAAATTTGAGTTCAGTTACTGGAGTTGCGGCTGTGCCATCTGTATTGCGGGTATAAACCATACCGTCTTTGACTTCGTAGGGTTTGTCTGAAGCCTCAAAGTCCATCTTAGCTACCTCAGTTTGTGCGCCTTTTAGCGTATCTTTGGACACCCAGTCACCCTTTGAATCCATGAAGCTAAACCCATTGGAGTCTTTCTGTATTCGTTTATCGCTAGTCTGTCCGCTTACGCTAGACGCATTTGTTCCCGTGCTCTTCTGATATTCTTTTTGAAGATTAGATCTCTGCTTGTCAGCTTCTTTCTGCGTTATAGTACCCCTCGAAAGACCGATGGAAATAACTTTATCAGCACTATTAAACTCATCTTTAGCAAACTGGTTCTTCTGTTCTGCCGAGTATTGAGATTTAGGAAAGGCAAACGCCTTGTTCTTTGTGTATTCACCGACAAAAGGTATTTCTCCAGCAGCATATCTCTTTAACTGTAAATAAGGATCAGTCGCTTTTTTCTCTCCTTTGGCTATAGATATTTGCGACTTGGTGTTCTTCTCTATACCCGCTGGTATTGCCTCTAGCCCTGTTAATATATTGCCTACCTTGCCCACAGTAGGGCCACCGATAGAACTTAGGGTTCGGGTAACTTTAGTCAGAGGGGTATTGTAGTCATTCGTATAAGTATCATATAGGAACTTTCCTTGAATAATCTTTCCCGTAGCAAAGTCTCCAAAGGCTTTTCCCCACTTGTCCCAAGCTCTTATGTCCATGTTCTTATTAGCTTCTTTAGGGTCTCTGCCTGTTACAAAGTTTCTAGCGTAGTTTGCTGCGTAAGAACCAGCTATTGCTAGAGGTATAAACCTAGCGATAGGAGCGAAGTTTCCTTTTTTAGCTTCGCCTAAAATCTCATCTCTTATGAACTTTGTCTGCATAAACGAGAACGATTGGAATTGAGTAGCAAGTCTTCCGACTGGTGTCTTCCAGGCTGGAGGAACATCAACAGGATTTACCTTAAACTGAGTTCGTCTTGTAAGTTCGTAAGCAGCACTTAATAGTTGATCTTTGCTCAGTTTTCCGTTCTTTATGGATGTTGGGTCTATACCAAGATCCTTTAATGCCCTCATCGTATAATCAGTCATCTCTTTTTCAGCTAACTGTTGTGCTCTGATAACACCAGTGTTTGCGGCAGTTCTTCGATTGAAGTTTTCAACCTGTTGGAATGGCCACAGAACAGCTTTAACAACCCTGTGAAGATCTACGCCTTGCTCTTGAATATTTACTAGATTGTCATAGACACCTGCCTCGTTGGCTATTTTCTTGCCTTCTTTGGTGAACCCTTTAGCCGCTCCCTTTACAGTGTTTACGATCCCTGCCTTTGATGCTGTGTTCAAGGACTGTGTAGCATTAGTTATAGCAGATAAATCTAATTGAGTCGCCAAATTGAATTGAGTGACTGCACTTACCGCTTTATTCTGAGGAGCGCCTTTAGTAGTGAAGTCGAATATTCTCTGAGCCTCACCATAATCGCCACCTTCTTGTGCAATCTTGTTTATATATTCTGCTGCTTTTGAGTCCTTTGCTCCGAAATGTTCTACTTCTGTAAATCTCTTAGCGATTGACTCAGCATATTTCTTAGCATAAACTTTCGGATCACGAATAAATCCAGGCAGATTTATTTCTCTTGCCTTCTCTAAATTCCCAAATCTTCTTTCAGCGTTTTGGACTATGAAATTGTCTAATAGCTGGGTAGCTTCTCCTAAGTTCCTAGATTGACCTGTATCTACTAGATGTTGGAGGGCTTCAGCTCTGCGCTTTCCCTTCTTAAATTCACTCACCTGATACATTTGAGGTGCATAATCTTCTCTCATCTTGAATGGAGTCTTCACGCCATCTTTGGTCTGAATCTCAAACCCTTTGGTCTCGGCTTCTTTACCTATTTTGTTGAACCAGTTCCTTAGGCTCTTGGATGCTCCTGCGGTCTTTGCATTAATTGGCTTTGCCTCACCGCGCAATACGGCATCTACATTTGCAAGTTCGTCCTTGCTCAATCCTTCGAGTGCTGTGTCTATATGAACATTCCATCGCCCTCTTAACAGGTCTTCTGCTTTCCTTTGTGCCTGGATTGCTTCTTCTAGCTTCACGCCTCCAACACCACTTCTCTTCAGTATTTTGTCTCCACCAGTTATTAGTTTTCTAGCCGTACCCATATTTTGGACTTTGCCACTTAAAGGCTCTAATTCCTTGGCTAGTTCCTTCGCTTCAAGTTTTATGCCTTCGTTTCTAGTAGGAGCCTTAGGCGTAATACCACCTACCTTCTTAACTCCCATCATTGCCCCTACACCCAAAGCTGCTTTTACAGGGTTGAACTTGTAGCCGGTTATTTCTCCGTTTTCGTCATATTGAGGCTCAAGTCCAGCGACGCCGCCAAAAGCAGATTGACCGTTATCGGCTACTACCTTATTAAAGTTGCCTGCTAATTCTTTTGTAGTTCTTGGCATACCGTTAGCATTTAACTTATAGTGTTCGGCTATTCTTGAAGCATCGAGTTCTAGTCGATGCGCAGTTTTAGGGTCGGGTCTGTAAGTTCCTTTTGTATAGGCAATGAAATCTGTCATTACATTTTGATCGTCAGGATGGATTTTGGGTACTAATGAGGTTGTTGGAACTGATTTCTTGGCAGGGTTCAACAATTCTCCTACCTTATTTACATCAGTCTCTTTAACTAACTGTTTCACGGTATTAGCGTCAACAGTTTTGCCAGCCCTTTGGAGGAGATTGGTAACAGCCTTAGCGTTAGAAGCTTTGGCAAGGGAGGAAGCGAGTTTATTCTTACCGCCACCAGTTACGTCTAGTACCGAACCCATCGCGGTCATACCAAGAGCAGCAGTTGTGGCATATCCACCCTTTAACCCTGTTTTTTCTGCATAAGATTTATTGAAGTTTACTCTATCTTGAACGGTTCCAGGAGTTTGCCCGAACAAAAACTTCTCAGTCTTAGTTTGATTAGGGTCTTGTAAAAAGTCTTTGGATATAGTGTTAGGTGCGACTATATTTCCTACCTGTACAGCAGTTCTAGCGGCTGGTCTTAAAGTCATGTCCAATCCAAAATTACCCACTTTTTTGGAAGTAGGCACAATGGAATTAGGAATCTGCCTTACTACATCTCGAACTCTGACATTTGTAGTAGGTTTCCAGTAATCTTTATCTAGTACATTGTATCTGTCAGAAGCTCTCATAGAAGGTTGAACGATATGCTGATTGACTTCATTTCTGACATTATTAGCAAAACCACCAATAGTTTTAGCAATGTTTGTTGTTGCCGGTTGTGGTTTATTAACCTTCTGGTCGTCTATGCCAAGGAGTTTTTTCAAGTTAAACATTATTTAACCTCGCAAACTCTCCGTGCAGTTCAGTAGCAGCATTGTCATAGGCTTTAGCAGCCTCTAGTGCTGTCTTGAAATATCCTAGAAATATTTGTTTTTTATCAACCTGTATACGTGACAAAAATCCACAGCGACTGATACTTATACCCTTGTAAGGTACAGCGCTATTTCGATTATGTGATGCATTCCGCATATTCTCAGTTCTGGTGCATACTCGTAGATTGTTTTTTGTGTTATTCAGTCTGTCCATGTCTCTGTGGTCTACTTCCATGTCAATAGGAAAGCCCATTATCAATCGATTCATTTTTACACACGTCTTGCCGTCTATGTTACCAACGGCATAACCAGTAGAAAGAGACCATTTGTGTTTATCAAGCCATGCGAACTCTTTGTCAACTATTGCGTAACCGTCCTTAGCGTTAATTCCGAGAGGAATCTTTGCTATCTCACCCTCAATGATAGCCGGTCTGTGCTTAGTATGAATCGCTACGATCTTGCCGTGGTAAACTGCTTGCTTATAGTGATTAGCACAATAGCCTCTTGCAAGATACTTCTCTCCACAATTTTTGATTGTGCAAAGTCTCATGAGACCTCCTATGCTTGTTCAGTTAAACGCTTACGAAGCAAAGATACATACGGATTGTCGCCACCTCCACCCTGATTCTGAAAGTTAATCTGACTTCTATCTTGGTTATACGTTGAGATGGCCGGAGCAGCTTGTTTAGGCGTATATGGTTTGAAGTATTTGTCAAATAACCCTACTATGGCATTCTGTGAATCTTTCACCTGTTGCTCGTATGGTGCTTGTGCTGCCCTTATGGAAGCTAAATCTCCACCACCAGCATAGTTTAGACTACCTTGGGTTGTAGCAAGTTTAGAATTTATATCAGCTCTCTGGCCGTAAATTCCACCTTCTAGGTCTTGCTCATTCTTCTTCTTTTGCTCAGCAAGGTCAGCGAGCACACTTGCGAAACTACTGTCTATGTTGGACATGTTTGTACCATAGACGTTATTAGCATCAGCTCTTTTACCTGATATATCTTTTCCAATCATGTTCGGAAGTAACTTCTGAAAAGCGGATGAACCAGTACCACTAGCACGACCTAAAATAGCAGCTAGAGAGTTATATCCACGATTAGCAGCGTTATTTATTTTGCTATAATTCTGTCCTTTAATGGTTGTTTGGTCAGTCGCCTGTTTCGTTTTGTCGAAATTAGCGGTATCTACTTCTTTGTTATATTGGTTAGCTATTTCCTTGTTACCATCTGCTAATGTCTTATCTAATCCGCCTAGTTGGTTCTCATATTGCTGTTTTATGCCTTGGAGATATGAGATATCTGCTGGAGTATAAGCATCTGAAGTACCTGAACTAGTGCCAGTAGGAGTTGTAGGGATAGTAGTGGTGCCAGTACCAATGTCAGTTACATCTTGGCTAGATGTAACTGGAGCCTCTTTGCCTGTTAGGTTTGTATAGTCTTCTCTAGTAATCGGCAAACGGGCACCGTCACTACCTAATATGTAATAATCAATCCCTGACCCATCGGCTCTAACTGAATAAAGGGGTGTAGACTGTTCGCCCATCGCTGCATTTGCGCTACCTACTCCAAAGAGTTCTGAAATTCCCATTTCGGGTAGATTTAATGAACTACCTATTTTATCAGCTGCTCCTCCTATAATGTTTGCAATACTCATGTCTGTTTCCCTTTCTGTTGACTTTTGTTGACTTATAATGTACAATGATTTTATGTTAAAGATAAAGTTTTATATAAAAGTAATTTTAAGTATCGTTTTCGCTCTATTGTTCGTTGTAGGGGTATATTCCTATGTTTACCATAAAAACCTCGTAGAGAAGTCCTCTGTCGTTTCTACCCCTATTGTGCAAGACTGTTCTGTTACTGATGATGGTGTTATAGAAGCTGTGAACAAGTATCGTGCCGAAGTTGGTGTTGCTCCACTGGTTTTTAACCAGAGTATTGATGACTTTTCAAATAAACGCGCTACTGATCTAAATGGTGTCCTAGACAATCATGCAGGACTTCAGCCGGCACTAGATAGTACGAGGATGGGTCTGTACATACTTGTTGGCGAAGATCTGCAACTTTCGACTGGTTGCCATAACTCCGATAATCGTGTTCTAAACTTTAAAAAATCTGAGAAACACTGGAAATCCCTACTTAATCCTCGTTATGACGAGATAGGAGTTGGGTTTTACAAAGAGCTATTAGTTATAAATCTTGGTGATGTCCAGTAGCTTTTAAAAAAGGAAGCTAAATCATCACAGTTGGTGACAATACTCACTTCCCTTGTTCGGGTTAGTACAACTCTCCATTTTTAGGAGTGGCTGCTTGTATTGGATATATTATACTACATCCTTATAAAAAATACCATGCAATATGTGAACGCTGAGGGAGGAACTCAGCGAGGACAACTAATGCCAAGACCCATTTGCGTATATTTCTACTGCTGAGGTGTCGATATTGTATCCGATAGTTCCTTCTAAAGGTGATTCTGGCTTTCCTACACTATTCCAAGTCGATATTCTCGATTCCCCTATTCTTACAGCAAATTCTTCATCATATATAAAGTGTTGTTCGCCATTATAATAAAGTTGATGTGAACCAGCCGAAGGTGAACTAGAGGGCGAAGCTGATTCAGAGGAGGATTCACTAGATGAAGCGGAAATCGAAGAAGACGGACTGCTTGAAGGACTACTTGATTCCGAAGAACTCGGGCTTGTAGAGGGTGAAGCAGACATTGATGAGCTCGGTGAGCTTGAAGGTGAGCTTGAAATTGAAGAACTTTCGCTACTAGAAGCCGATACACTAGCACTTTCGGAACTAGACGGACTAGACGAAGGACTCACAGATGGTGAACTTGAAGGGCTTGAGCTAGGACTAGCCGAAGTTGAGGAACTCTCACTACTCGAGGCTGAGATTGAGCTAGAAGGACTACTACTAGGACTGCTAGATTCTGACGAACTCTGTGAGACTGAGCTACTAGGGCTACTAGAAGGTGAGGAACTTTGTGAGCTGGACATACTGGAACTGGCACTAACCGAGCTTGATTCTGAGGAGCTAGCACTTACAGAAGAACTTGGACTTGTAGAGGGACTACTCGAGAGAGAGCTAGACATACTAGATGAAGCTGAAACACTACTAGAAGGCGAAGTACTCGGGCTTACGCTAGGGCTTACACTAGGGCTACTCGAAGCTGAACTACTAATTGAAGATGAAGCCGAAACCGAAGAACTGGGTGAGGTGCTAGGTGATACTGACGGACTTGTACTAATACTTGAAGAAGCAGAACTGGAAGGACTACTTGAAATTGAAGAGGAAGCGCTAATGCTAGAACTTTCGGAAGAAGAGGGAGAGTGTGAAGGTGATGACGATGGACTAGATACTATTGATGTATAAGTTACTGTTAAAATTGCTGAAACACTTGGATAAGTATCAAAAGATTTTGCTTGTCTATATGCCCCACTAGTACTTGCATTATTATTTACCATTAAACAAACAGCTTGACCATCACTCCAGCCTCCCCTGTCTATTACCTCTTGTAAAATAGTTTTTAACTCTGGTGTGTCAAAATTATTATTAGTAGTCCAAGCTTCGACTGTATTCCAAGCAACAGCAGAAGTGAGAGATTTTCCATTAAAAGTATCAACATCAGTTGGTGAAGTCGCATCATCTTCAGCACAAAAATAGACATTAAGATTAGTACTATCACCTGATTGATTTCCAACTGATTGAAAAGTTACCTTAGAAGAAAGTATAGTTGAACCATTTGGTATTTTTATATCGTCAAATCTAAAAAATCCACTATAATAATTAGTGCCAGACCTACCCACTGCTACCCAACCTGAATTATTGTTAAATACTGGTGTTGCGGCATTATTAACATACCCATCATCGGCACTTGCAACAACCATTGTATTACTACTTTGTTCAGTATTACCCGCAATAACCTCACTCATTGGTAAAACATTTGCACCAGAACTATTAAGATAGTCCATTACTGTTTGGAAATTGGCAATACTATATTCAGTTCCTATTGTTGGGGTTGTTACAATTTTATGTAAAACCAAAATTAACCACTCATTATTGGCAATAGCATTGTCAATATATCCCTGTATAGCAGATGTTGTAGTTGTATTTATTGGGCTAAAAGCATTTATCCTAAATGGAGAAATATAACCCAAGGGTTGGTTTACATAATTTATAGTCCTTGCATAGTCGAAATAGTTATCAACTACACTTCTAACTAAATCATTATTTTGTCCCTCTGGATAGGCATAAATATTTCTTCCATTATAACTATTATTATCAAGATAAGTTTTTGATGCAGAAACATCAGTTATTATTTGTGCTTCCGTTAGTGTAGTTAAATCTGTTTCCCCGTGTCCAGAAATCTCCCAACCACCAGTAGCCATTGTGTCAATTTCTGTTTGTGTTATCCTACCAGATTCTCCTATTAAAGATGGTATAACAAATAAATTACCCCTAAAACCAAGGGAATCCATATATGAATACGCCTCACTATATTGGCTATCCCAACCATCATCAAATACCACGCTTACAAAACCCTGTCCACCTTGGTTATAAGATTTAAAATTATCAAAATAAACAGTTGGAGTTTGTCCTGATGTACCCCAAGACCTTACAATTAAAGTTGAAACATTATTCCAAGTCGGAGAGCCATAAGAAAGCATTTGCGACCTCGTAAAAGTCAACTCATACCACTCGTCGTTTTTAAAGTCTTGAAAATAATCTGGAAAGTTTATGTAAAAGAAATTAGCAGCAGTGCTATTATCAGCAATCAATAACTGACATCCTCCTACATTTGTCCAATCACTACTTCTAATCCAAACACTAAAATTTTCCTTGGACCAATATTTAAGACCTATATTCTTATACATTCCACAAGCCAATTCATCGTTGGAATTTATAATCTTGATAGAAGCAGTTCCTTCTTGTTTTATAGTTGTGTCGTGAGATGTAGTACCATTACCATATTTATCTGTCCAACCACTATCAAGACTTTCTATTGTCTTAAATAGAGTTTCTGGATAACCACTTGGGGATGAACTCGGAGAACTACTAGGACTACCGCTAGGCGAATTGCTAGGACTATTTGAAGGTGATGACGATGGTGAATTACTAGGAGAACTCGATGGACTTGTAGAAGGGCTGACGCTAGGGCTAACACTCGGGGAGCTAGATTGAGAACTACTCATACTAGATGAAGCAGAAATTGAGCTTGAAGGTGAGGTTGAAGGAGAAGCAGAAGTAGAGGAACTTGGGCTCGAGCTAACTGATGATGATTCAGAAGAGGATTCAGAAGAAGACTCTCCTCCCCCCTCAGTATATGTAACCGTCAAAATAGCGGGTGCAGAATTACCATCTTTAG